TACTCAGTCACATCTAAACAATGTGATCCTGATTGTCTTTACGACAGTCTAACTTAAGGAGCCATTTGGCGCCTACTGTTATTTCGCACAACCATAGGAGTTTGAGATGCGGAAAATTTATGATCCGACTGAAACTTTTGTCTATGGTGTGAGAAGTGACTACAATGGTCCAGTAATGATTGAGGAACACAAAACCTCAACACTTATGGAAGATGACCCTTTCTATCTGTTTTATAAGGTTGCAAAACCTTATTCACGATATACAGGGTCGTTGACCGAACCGCGGTATGCAACAATAACTAATAGTTCTGGGTTCGCTTTTAATTTTAGCGTTCCTGAGGCCTATAAGATGATTGAGGCTACCATGGCTGAGGCCGATAGGCAGTTTGAAGAATCTATCCATGATCTATTTTCTGACAAAGCGTACGTTATTAATCGTGCGATTGAAAGATCACAAGCTTATGGGGATTTGCTAATGTTAGTTTCTGCTTCTGAAGCGAAACAAACAGTACGCATGATTCGAACTGTCTTTATACGACTGTTCCGCATCGTTCTTGACATATATAATAAAGTCAAAAAGTTGGATGCGTTCGGTACCCTAGATGTTGTAACCAATATATGGTTGGAATATCGTTATGGGTGGACGCCTTTAATTGGCGAACTTGGAGCAGTTAAAGAAGCTTTAACAGTTATCAGACCCGAAGGTATTAAATCTGCTTATGCTACTTTTAAGCCAGACACCTTGCTAAGGGATTCCTTAGTAATCCGCAATGTTAACGTCTCGGACACTCTCTATGATTGTGTTTTCGACGCGTACTTTGAAGATATCGATGAAGTGACTCGTAAGGCTGGTTTTAACTATATAAACAAACCGCAATCACGTAATGATTCATGGTCAGCCATTTTTGGTGTTGACGTGGATTCACTAGCGAGTACGGCTTGGGAATTGATACCCTTTTCGTTTATAATCGACATGTTCTTCAACTTTGGCAATCTGCTTCAGGCCCGTGATTTCACGGACCAAGTAGATTCCTTTAATGGTTGGATGACGTGTAGATTGAATGGAAAGTTAAGATTTGATTTCAAAAAAGTTATGACCAAACCTATGTACCCTAATCCGCCTAGAAGTATGATACCTTCTACGGATGAACAGTACTACGCTATTTTGGATAATTTACCATTTGTGCGTATAGCTGCTGTTCAGTGGCGGGACATTATCCTCGATTGGAATCATCGCTATTCGGCGTGTAATTATTCTCTAGATCCTAATGATCAAGAAGTAATTTCGCTTTCGAACGGCACGATTGTCTACGAGGAAACATGGCCTAAAGCTGGTATATGGACAACCGAGATGAAAACGGCAGCTGGTAAATTCCGACTCCTTGAGGATTTAACAATCCCTAAGAACGTGTATGAGCCAGGCAGACCTTTTCATAACCAGATGTATAGAGATCAAGTAACTGCGAAATACTGCAAACCTTATCAGTCTTCGACTGCTGAGGAAAATGCCGTAGGTCTTGCGTACTTTAATCTCACAACATCGGTAATAAGCACATCAGTCATGCAGAGCAATCTGGATGAAGCTTATACTCTTAAATTAGCTGGGATGACCGCGTATAAGTTGCGCGAACCATCACATAAGCTAAACGGTTATCTATTTCGTGTAGAAACCGCCGGTTTCCCTCCGTATAGACCTCAATATTACACCGATTTTACAGGTGCTAAGAGAAAGGTTGTACGTTATGGAATAACGGATAAACGCAAACTGAAACAGTTCAACCAATCAATTGATATTCAATTGCTTGATCGTACGTTGATGCCTGAATTTAAACAGTCATTAACCGCCGATTTGGACCTAAGTTCTGCGCAATATGCGGATTTAACCGCATTTGCCTTTAAACTTGGAAATTATTTCAGAAACCTAAAATAACTAACCCATCTTCTTTGAAGATAAGGAACACCTAATGGCAAGTCTATTTGATTCAGCAGTAAAATTCCGTGAGATTTCATCGGATAAGATTGTGTACAACCTTCCTGGTAACTCAATTGAGTCTCCAAAAAAGGTTACAGTGACGTCCACTCTACCAGTGCCCCGTAAAGGGAACCCTGGTACGGTTAAAACATCATTTAACGTACACAAGCAAGTGACCTTGGATGCAGGTTTATCAACAGAACGTCAGGCGCCAATCGTTATGAAACTTGAAGTTTCATTTCCGCTCGGTTCAACCGATGCGGATCGTATTGGTGCTATGACTGATGTTGAAGGCCTAACTGATTATACCGATGCGAAGCTACAAGCTTTGCTACGAAACGGTATATTACCCCAAGATTAGTATTACTAATCACTTGCGATTATAGGAGCACGCCATGGACAGTTTAGACTGGTTGCAATTTATTACCTTCCTGCTAAACACAGGGGTGGTAACTTATGCAACGGCAGCCTTAGCCGTACTAATGGAGTTCTTCATTTAATCTTATCCATTACTAGTGGTCGTGATAATCATTACAACCACGTTTATAGTAAGAGATCTTATATGAAATTACTTCCGTTATCAATCGATATGGAGATCGTTGGTTCTAAAAACCGTCTCGGTTTTTATGCCAACTTATGTTTGACTTCATTCCAACAAGTCAAACATTTCTTCTCGTCTGACATTCAAAATAAAATTGAGGGAGATCTCCGTAGAGGAGATCTTACAGCATGCCAACATCCCAGCATCGAAGACAAGTTGTCTCGTGCAAAGGCGTTTGGTGACATGTCTACAACAGACTTTCGTCAGCTGTATCAATTTTATAGCTTAACTAAAAAACTAGCTCTACCCGGCGATGAAAAGCTGTGTAAAGCGAATGGATTAGCTAAGTTGTTAGATGGAGAAGCAAAGTGTAAGGTAACTAACATGACCATAGAAGCTAGAATTTCTAGCAACTACGCCCTGTTTGATCGTGTAAAAATGATCATCCAAGACATAATTGGTGATGTACCCGCAACTTTGTTTACTGGAACTGAGGTGAAATTTGGACCTGGGTCGACGGTTAACTTAAACAGAAGGTCATTTGAACAGACCGGTTTGTTCTATAAGTTAACAGACAGACTCATAGTACCCGAGAGGGCAAAATTTTATCTTGCGGCTCTCGTGTCCAGCAACCCTAATTGGGTTTCCATGCTGGCCACGCACTATCGGACTCAAAAGAATGAAGACGAGAGTTATCTCAACTATGAGATGCGTGTTTTTAATAAGCATTTCGAGATAGTTCCGGATTCATTTCCAAGTCGTATTGGCTTCGTGCCAAAAGATAGTGATGAGTTTCGTACTATTGGAATTGAGATGAACGGTTTAATGCCACTTCAAATGTGTATCGGGAATTATTTTTCCTCGAGACTATATTCAAAAGTTGGTATCAACCTAAACTCTCAGGAGCGCAATAGGCACTTAGCTAAGCTAGCCAAATTATTTGGTTTAGCTACTATTGACCTAAAGAACGCTAGTGGGAGTATTGCACTTCTACTCGTTAAAGCGTTATTCCCAGTAGATTGGTATTGTCTCATCGAAGCTTGTCGCTCAACTCACGGAAGTGTGGTTGGTGGCGAAATTATCGAATATGAGATGGTATCGTCTATGGGGAACGGGTTCACTTTCGAACTCGAGTCGCTTATCTTTTACGCGTTAGCCAAGGCTACGTGTGAAGATGAGGGGGTTTCTGATTTTGAATGCAAAAAAAGCTTAACGGTATTTGGGGATGATATTATTCTTCCTCAACGTTGTGCTTCAACATTCATGCAGAACCTTACCCTTTTTGGGTTCACAGCCAACAAATCGAAATCCTTTATTAAAGGGTTTTTCTTTGAAAGCTGTGGCAACGACTATTACAATAGTACAGATGTTCGGCCTTTCTTCCTTAAAAGAACTGTCTCAACATTGAAGGATTTTTATTTTCTTTTGAATAGCTTATTATATAAAGTTATTCAGCAAGAACGATCCGACTTGTTAGACATCTATAAGTTCTGTTATGGTTTTATTGCTAAGGTTTCATCATACGGTCCATTACATTTTAATCTAAATGATTATGGTAAGGTTCAGGCTGATGATCTCGAAGCGGTATTGCGTGTTCCTCTTGAGTTTGCCCAAACAAACGGTGGCGTAGTTTTCAACTACCACATTCAAGCTTGGCAGTACAAAAAGTGGATTAACATCGCACTGCTTTGCCCGTTAAGTAAGTCGAGCCAGTATGCCGTTCAGCATGCTCGCTATATGACTTTCTTACGTGGTACAAAAGCAGGAGAGGTCGCACTTCGCGGTCGTGTTAAATCACGACAAATAACCGATGTCACTTCCGCTTGGGATGGACATATCACAGTTAAGGCAACGAAGATTCTCGCATTAATGTTTGAATCTTTGGAACCAAAACTTAACCCAAAGCTAGTTTTCACTAGCTCCTAATGATGATTAACGTAACAGCCTCACCTACCTTCTCCAGGTAGCGATTGGATGTTAGTAATCATGAGGAAACCGACAGGTTGCGAAAGCAGTGTTGACGGTCCCATTAGGGTCGTCAAG